AAGCCGCTTCCGAAATGTGGGCGAACATAATGAGCGCCGAAGTTTGCGGGGGTGAATCTTTAAAGTTTGTGAAAGAATATTTGCCGAATAGTTATGAAGCATTGAAGAAGATATTGAAAGGGGCGAAGTAAAATGAAAGAATTGGAAAAAGCATTGAAGCAATATGAAGAAACATTTGACGATATGTTTCCAACATTTGCAATGACGGGCAAACCGCCGGAAGAAATGATTAAAATAATTAATGAATGTATTGAAAAGAAAAAAGATGTTTACGAATTAGGATATTTGAAATTAGATGATGATATTATGTATTAAATAACTTCATAGATTCATTATTATTTCTCTTTAGTTTTATATTTTAGGTGAAAGGAACGCACAAAAAAAATTGTGCGTTCTTTTTGTTTAGCGGTTTAGTTTAACGGTAAAATGCCGGGCTTTGAACCCGTTGATGTTGGTTCGATTCCAACAACCGCCGTTCGTTGGGGACAACGTAAACAATCCAACAAAACTTTTTTAAACCGGGACGTAACCCGTATAAAATCGTAAAAGAAAGGAAGTAACAAAATGAATTTAATCGAACTTTTAAAAGAAAACGGAATCGCGGAAGACGTGATTGAAAAAATCACGGCGGGAATGAAAGAAAACAAGATTTACACGGCAAGTGAAGAAAATCTTGACGTTCGTTATGGGAAGTTAAAAACAGATCATGACGGAACATTGAAACAGCTTGAAGAAGCAAACGGGCTTATTGAACAGTTCAAGAAATCAGCAAAAGGAAATGAAGATTTACAATCCAAAATCACGGGTTATGAATCAAAGGTTTCCGAACTTGAAGAAGAATTGAAAGAAACAAAGGTTAAAGCGGCGATTAAGGTTGCTTTATTATCTGAAAAAGCCGTTGATGTTGATTATTTAACATTTAAGCTTGAAAGCAAGTTGAAAGATGAAAACCGCAATTTGGAACTTGACGACAACGACAACATAAAAGGTTGGGAAGATATGTTGGCGGGTTTAAAAACGCAATTTCCAACACAATTTGAAAGTTCAACTTCAAAAAAGATTGAAGAACATAAGCTTGAACAAGGCGACGACAACAAAGGATTAACAAAGAAAGACATATTAAACAAACCATACGCGGAACGAATCAAGCTTTACAACGAAAACAAAGAAGCTTATGAAGCCGCTATGAATAAAGAATAAGAAAGGAAGTTTTAATTATGGCAGAAACAAACACAACAGTAATGGGGAACATGATTAACCCACAAGTTATGGGGGATATGATCAACGCAAAAATCGAAGCATTAGCAAAATTAACACCATACGCAAAAGTTGACACAACACTTGTTGGCGTTCCGGGCGATACAAAAACAGTTCCTTCATGGAATTATATCGGTGACGCGGAAGACGTGGGCGAAGGTGTTGAAGTTGGACTTTCACAAATGACAGCAAGTTCAACAACATTTACAATCAAAAAGGCAATGAAAGCCGTTGGAATCACACAAGAAGCAATTAATAGCGGTCTTGGAAATCCAATTGGACAAGCAGAATCACAGCTTGCAAAATCTATTGTTGGCAAGGTTGACAATGATGTTTTAACAGCCGCATTAACAGCAAGCACAATCGTTGACGGTTCAAGCGCTGTTATTGGCTATGATTCAATCGTTGACGCGGTGACAAAGTTCGAAGATGAAGAAGACGGAATTGACAAGGTAATGTTCATTTCACCAAAGCAAGAAGCAACACTTCTTAAAGATCCGGACTTTTTAAGCGCCGACAAGTTTCAAGCGGGCGTTGCTGTTAACGGTGCAATTGGTAAAATTGCGGGTTGTTGGATTAAGAAATCTAACAAGATTAAGGCAAAAAGCGGCGTTTTCACTTGTCCTATAATCAAACTTGAACCGGACAGCGCCGAAACAGAATTTACAGAAGACGAACTTCCGGCATTAACAATTTTCTTAAAGAAAGACACAAGCGTTAATGCGGATTTCAAGGCTAGAACACAAGTTCATGAAATCGTAGCCGCTAAATATTACGGCGTAGCACTTACAAACAACGCTAAAGTTGTTCTTGCGAAGTTCGCAGAAAGTGCTAATTAAGAAAGGGGGTTTTTCCCTTGATTATTACGGTTGAAAAATTCCGTGAATACGTTGAAACAGATTTGACGGATTCACAAATTGAAGAAAAGTTAAGCGCGATTGAATCATTAATTCGCGCTTACACAAATAACAATTTTCAACAAAGAAATCGAAGAAGCGTTGGAAACGTTGAAAGTGAAAAATTGGTTGTGGTTTCCCCGGCATTTTTTAAAGCCGGGGACACAATTGAAATTTCCGAATCAACATATAACAACGGTTTATATGTGATTTCTAATATTGCCGATAATATTTTAAATCTTAATGAATCCGAATTGATAGATGAAGAAAACGTTTTAATAACTAAAATTAAATATCCGCCGGACGTTCAAATGGGCGTTATCGAAATGATGAAATGGAAATTGAATAATGAACTTCAAAATTCGGGCGATAAAACAAAAGCCCCGGTTGCAAGTGAAACAATTTCCCGCCATTCGGTTAGTTATGCGACGGATTCCACGGAATCCGACATTGACGTTCAAATGGGCGTTCCAAAAAAATTAACGTCGTTTTTAAATTCTTACATGAAAGCAAGGTTTTAAAAATGATTGCAATTGGCGGAAATATAAGCGGACAACTTCAAATCAAGAACGGATTCACAAGAAATAAAATCGGTGAAAAAATAGAAAATTGGGAAACAATTGAAACACTTACGGGATTTCTTGATTATCAAGCGGGCGATTCGAAATATCAAAATTATTCCACGAAAGTTCAAGAATCAACGCACGTTTTTATTTGTGATTTCGTTGATCTTGGAAACATAAACGCGGAAAACGCACGAATGATTTTCAACGATAAAAGATACGACGTGATGTTGATTGATAATCCAATGGAATTAAATTATCAACTTGAAATCTATCTTAAATTTACGGGGGTGCAATAATGGCAAATTCAAATGTTAAATTCGAAGATAATTCGATAAAAGTTAAAGAAGCAATGAATGAAGCCGTTGTTAAATTCTTGTATGAAGCCGCCGGGGAAGTTGAAAGTCAAACCAAAAGAAGAACACCCGTTGACACGGGGGAATTAAAAGGTTCGTGGGAACATAAAGTTGATGAAGAAAAGCAAGAAGCAACGATTGGAAGTCCGCTTGAAAACGCCATTTGGAATGAGTTCGGAACGGGACAATATGCCGTAAATGGCGACGGAAGAAAAACACCGTGGGTTTATCAAGATTTAAAAGGCGAATGGCACACGACAACGGGAAAGAAGCCACAAAGAAGCTTACAACACGCATGGGACAGCGTGAAAAGCAAAATTCAAGCCCGACTTGAAACAATTTTGAAAGGAAAATTAAAATGACAAGTGAAGTTTTGGGATTTGTCGCTTCCAAACTTGATGAAATCGGGATTGATTACGAATTCGGGGAATGGACAAGTTTTCCCGTTCCCGAACCATATTTTGTGGGGGAATATTCCGAATCGGAATCATTCACGGAAGACGGCGAACAAGATGTTAATTTCATGTTAACGGGAACTTCCCGAACATGGCTTTCACTTGAAGAAGCGAAAGAAAAAATTGAAAAATTATTTTCAAATGGTATAACCGCAATTCTCGAAAATCATTCGGGGGTTGCGGTTTTTTATTCGAACGCGTCACCAATTCCAACGGGGGACGCAGAATTGAAGCGAATACAAATAAACTTATTAATTAAAGAATGGAAGGTGATTTAATATGGCATTAGGTGACGAATTCAAAAGTTCGGGAATAACCGAAAATACACCAAAAACCGTAATGTTAGGCGCGGGAACAATTCACAAAGGTTTAACATTCGATCCATTAACTAGCAAATGGAATTTCGAAGAATCTTTAATTTGTGCGACTTCCGGCGGATCTAAACTTACAATCACACCGGAATTTTACGACGTACCGGTTGACGGTGCGCTTGTAAAAGTTAAGGGGTTAACGGTTAAAGTTGGTGAAACCGCACAATTAGAAATTAATCCAATTGAATTAACAGCGGAAATTTTAAAAATGGCGCTTATTGGTGATGAAAAAGCAAGTGAAACCGCAACGGGTTATAACGAAATAACAAGCCGTGCAAGAATTAATGAAGGTGATTATCTAACAAACATGGGTTATGTTGGAAAGACAATCGACGGAACACCAATAATCATTGTTTTTGATTATGCACTTTGTACAAGCGGACTTGAACTTGAAGGCAAGAACAAGGAAGCCGCCGTTCCGGCATTTACATTTGAATGTATGGCAGATTTAACACCGGAAGCGGACATTTTACCATGGCATATTTACTACCCAACACCAACAGAAGAAACAAACGCGGTTGGTGATGAAACACCGGGCGAAACAACACCAACAACAAATGTTGTTGATGATAATTCAGAATTAAACGGTGAAGGTTAGAAAGGCGGTGAATAATCTTGGAATATACATTTAGAACATTAACAAGTAAAGACATTTTTCCAATGTCAAAGATAATTTCGAAAATCGGAATCAAAGAATTTAAAGAGTGTTTCGAAGGGGACACAATCACACAACTTGTAAAGGGCGGCGACACAAACGCAATTGGTTTCGCGGTAATGATTAACATTGCAAGCGTTGTTTTGTCCAATTTGCCAAAAGTTGAAAAAGACGTGTTCGCGTTTCTTGCAAGCGTTACCGGATTGAAAGTTGAAGAAATAGAAAATGCGCCAATGGCGGAATTTGCGGATATGGTGATTTCACTATTCCAAAAAGAAGATTTCACGGATTTTATCAAGGTTGTTTCAAGATTATTCGAATAGGCGATATAACATTTATGGACTTGCTATTTAAAAAATATGCAAGTCCATTTGTTTTATTGGACGAATATATTTCTTGGGGGCGTTTTTGCGAATTCATAGATGAATTTATCAAAGAAGAAAACGAATCAAGAAAATATGAATATTGGCTTCATAAAGTTTGGGATAAATCGTTTGACGAATTTTCACGTTCGATTGAACCAAAACAAGAAGTCAAAAAAGAAGATCTTGAAACAACTATTTCAAATTCAAGAAATATGATGATGAATTTTAAACCCACGAAATAAGGGGGTGAACATATATGGAACTATTTAAGTTAATGGGTACAATTGCCGTTGACAATACAAAAGCCAATGAAGCAATTGACACAACAACGAATAAAGCGGAAGGTTCGGAAAGCAAAATTTCAAAAGCATTTGGCAAAGTAGCGAAAGCGGGCGCGGCGGTTGCAACGGGAACGGTTGCGGCGGGCGGTGCAATGTTTGGATTTGCAACAAAAGCCGCCGGGGCAACGGATAGGGTTGACAAAATGTCACAAAAAATAGGCATTTCCCGAAAAAG